CAAAAGAAACTGGATGAATACCTCAAGAAGAATCCAGAGGAGTTTTGCCAGACTCTTACTCAACTTCGTAACTATAAGCGTAATCAGCAGCTTATTGATCTATCTAAGATTCCAGAAACTGTAATGGAATCCATTATGGTAGAATATAATGCTCAGGCTAATAAAAAAGCACCAGAGCTAATGAACTATTTCATCCAACACAAACTCAAGAATCTAATGGAACACATCAATGAATATGTTTGAGGAAAAAGTCTAAATGAAGCTAGGAGTTGCAGAAATACTTGAAAAGACTTCAGGTATGACTAGTCGATCTGATAGGATCAGAATGCTTCAAGAGAATAATAGCGTAGCACTTCAGACAGTACTACGTGGTGCATTTGATCCTGCTATTAAATGGCTTCTTCCAGAAGGTGATCCGCCATATAAGCCAAATGATCTAGTGGATCAGGAACATATCTTCTATCATGAATGTCGTAAGATGTATCTATTCATTGAAGGTGGTAATCCAGATCTTAAGCAACTTCGACGTGAAGCACTATTTGTTCAACTACTTGAAACTGTATCAGCCAAAGATGCTAAAGTACTTCTAGCCATTAAAGACAAACATCTACCATACCCTGGCATTACGCCAGACATTATTCAGGAGGCATTTCCAGGTCTACTTCCATGAGCAAAAGCAAGAAAATCTATAAAGATCATGATGGTTATGATGAAGATGAATATTATGAGAATGTTCTAAGAGATCGAGAACGACGAAAGAATAAACGACTTGCTAATGCTCTACGTTCCAAAAATATCAATGACCTAATGCGTCTAGAAGAAGATGAGGAAGACTAATGCCAACTTACATGTTCAAAGATATAAATACGGATGAGGAGCAAGAGCTCTTCATGTCAATAACTGAAAGGGACAAGTACTTAGAGGATAATCCACATATTATTCAACTTGTTCACGGTGCACCTTCTATCGGGGATCCAATCAGACTAGGTCTAAAGAAACCCGATGATGCTTTTAGAGACAGACTAAAAGATATTAAAAAGCATCATTCTAGGGGTATTACCAAAAGCTCGATAAACACATTCTAGGTGTAATCGTGAACTATACTAGTAAAGGTTCACTGCATGTCAGCACCGCCTAAGAAGAGACTAAGTCGTAAAGAAAAAAGACAAATCAGAGAGAACAATGGAGCAATAGGAGAAAAGATTAACTTTAATCTTCAAGATGTTTATCCTTTGACTGAAAATCAAAAGCTTACATTTAATGCTTATGGTCAAGGTAAAAATCTAATGCTTCATGGTATTGCCGGTACTGGAAAAAGTTATATTTCCATGTATCTGGCACTCAATCAAATACTAAGTGAAGATTCTCCCTATAAAAAACTTTATATTGTAAGATCGGTAGTACCGACAAGAGATATGGGTTTCTTGCCAGGAAATAATAAGGAAAAAGCTAAAGTTTATGAAGCTCCATATTATGCAATTTGTTCCGAACTCTTTAAACGTGGTGATGCCTATGACTATCTAAAACAAAAGAATATAATCGAGTTTATTTCTACCTCATTCATTAGAGGTATTACTCTAAATGACTGTATCATTGTAGTAGACGAGATGCAAAATGCGTCACTCCACGAACTTGACTCAGTCATTACACGTGTAGGAAAGAACTGCAAGATTATATTCTCTGGTGACTTTACACAGTCTGATTTCACCAATGAAAAAGAAAAGAATGGTCTACCTCAGTTTATGAAGATTATTCGTGGTATAAAGAGCTTTAAGTTTGTTGAGTTTAATAAGAATGATATTTTGAGGAGTGATCTAGTACGTGACTATATTATTGAAAAAGACCGACTCGGGATTGCAGCCTGATTGGAGTCCTATTGAAACTTATGTTCCTAGAGAGCATGGGTTTATTATAGTTGCTAATGAACATAGAAAATGGATTAGATTTGGTAGACTATATCCTGGATTGAATCGGTGGTATTATTCAGGTACCACCGAACAGGCTCAATACTCAGAAGGTCATGATGATAAGGATAAGCCTACGCATTGGGCTCCAATGTTTAAAGCACCATGGGATTAAATAATGTTTAAACATGAACTACTAAATCTAGCACCACTAGAGCGTACTGAAAAAGACGGAAAGAGATACTACATCACACCAGATGGAGTATTTCCTTCCGTCACTACAGTATTAGGGGAGAAGTTAGATAAGTCTGGGCTAGAACTCTGGAAAGCTCGAGTCGGTGCAGCAGAAGTCGAAAAAGTCTCTAGACTAGCAGCTAATAGAGGTACCGCAATCCATAAACTTTGTGAGGATTATCTCATGAATGTGGAGATTGATTCTCGTAAAGTCATGCCATTTAATATGATGATGTTCAATACCATCAAACCTATTCTTGCTAAAAATGTAAGTAAGGTCTATGGCATTGAATCTATGCTTTATTCAAAAGTATTAAAGGCTGCAGGTACATCGGATCTATTGGCAGAATATAATGGAATCAACTCCATTGTTGACTTCAAGACTTCCAAAAAAGAGAAAAAGGAAGAGTGGATTCAGAACTACTTCATTCAAGCCACAACTTATTCTATTATGGCTGAAGAGTTGACTGACCTTAAGTTCCCACAAATAGTTATTATCATAGCAAATGATGATTATGAAACTCAGGTTTTTGTCAAGAATAGAGATGACTATAAAGAAAGAGTCTTAGAAATCTTTGGATAAATAAGTTCGGGCAGCGAAGGAGAGTTTATATGTCCGAACACAAAGACTCTATCCGCAAACTCGAAACCGAAGCACAAATTGAGCTCAAAAGAATAGAGGCAAACTCCACATCTAAGGAAGTTGCCTCTAAAGTGATAGGTAAAACAGCGATCCCCTGGATCGTTCTTCTTGTCTGTGTTGGTGTAGGTGCTAGTGCCTATCTTGAAAAAGAAGCACTTACGGCCGTTATAGGTCTAGTCTCTACAGCAGTTATGGCACTTATAGCTATGGTTACCGGTATTACTGGTAAACAAGAAAAAGAAGAAAAACCTGAAATGAGAATATTAGAGCAACTCGTGAATACTCTTAAAGAAAAAGAACCTATGGAAGTCCATGTGGACAATGATAAAGTTATCATTAGCAAAGGTGAGAGCAAAACGGTTG